AGATAAGCAAATCGCTCGTATTCAATATTGTAATGCGAATAAAGAGTTTAAGTTGCAATCAATTAATCCAATCATGATTATTGGTAAACAACGTCTCTTTACGTTCAACGTGAAATATCGGATCCTTACAGAATATCTTACTCAGTCGCCGAATGGATTTTCAATCAAAGGTACTACACTACAAGGTGTAGACTTCGAACAATCGAGACAGACTCGACTTCGTAAACCTGATGAATTCCTATCGGTTGTACTGAGTAAGACTCCGAACCAGATCGATAAAGAGTTTAAGTCGCTTACTACAAAAGTGACATGTCCTACTAACAGTCGAATTAATAAGGAGACTATATTGTTGAGAGTGTTTGATAAGTGATAGAAGAAAACTTTTTAACTAAATCAAAATTCACAAAGCTGGTTGAAAAGACCGTATCTGAAAAAGAACTTTCGTATATGGATGCTATTCTTTGGCTTTGTGAAAAGAATAACATAGAACCAGAAGATGTGAAGAAATTTGTGTCTTCTATTATCAAAGATAAAGTTGAAGCTGAAGCAATGAAGTTAAATTTTTTGCCTCGGCAGAACGATTTAGATAGTTTTATGTGATATATACTATGTACCATTTCTTAAAAATTTGGTATAATATTTCAGTTAATATTTCAGTTTATACGAGGTAAATATGTCTTTCGAAAATCTAAAACGTAATAGAGATCAGATCTCTAAACTAGTATCAGCCGCAGAAAAAGTTGGCGGTGGAAATACAGAAACCAAATCCTATGTAGATGAACGAATTTGGAAACCAACAGTAGATAAAGCTGGTAATGGTTATGCTGTTCTTCGTTTTCTGCCAGCTCCTGAAGGTGAAGATCTTCCATGGGTTCGATATTGGGATCATGGTTTTAAAGGCCCAACAGGTCTTTGGTATATTGAGAACTCACTTACATCGATTGGTCAAAACGATCCAGTTGGTGAACTTAACTCAAAGCTTTGGAATTCTGGTATTGAATCAGATAAAGATAAAGCACGAGCACAAAAGCGTAGACTACATTATGTAGTGAATGCCTATGTGGTGAGTGATCCATCAAATCCAGAAAATGAAGGTAAAGTATTCCTTTATAAGTTTGGTAAGAAAATCTTTGATAAGATTATGGACGTCATGCAACCAGCATTTCAAGACGAAACTCCTATCAATCCATTTGATTTTTGGGAAGGTGCCAATTTCAAATTGAAGATTCGTAATGTTGAAGGTTATCGTAACTATGATAAATCAGAGTTCGATAGTCCATCACAACTTGCAGATGACGAAAAGCTAGAAACCATTTATGGTAAAATGCATTCGCTAAAAGAGTTTACTGATCCAACTAACTATAAGACTTATGACGAATTAAAGTCTAAGTTAATGCGTGTTCTTGGTGAAGAAGCAACTGCAGGTAGTTATACTGTGAAAGAAGAAGCAAAGATCAATGAGCCTGAACCAGCATACGAACCTATGACTGCCGAACAGGTTACTACTGATGATGACGATACAATGTCATACTTTGCTAAATTGGCACAGGAAGACTAAGGCGAACGGGGAAAGCCTGACAATTACGTCGAATGTACCCAAAAAAAATCCACCCTCGAGTCTGCAGCTCTAGGAATGGTGTGTGACCCTCAGCACATAATGAGGTACGGGCTTCCGGTATACAGAGAAGCTAGAAGGGGCGGCACCGCGGAAGGTCGCCCCTTTGATTTATCTACCACCTAGGCCACTTGGGCCTGTTCTCTTCAAGTTTGGATCATTAGAATTTACAGTATCAGTATTACCTGGGAATGACATTGGATTTACTGATGTTTGAGTAACACTATTATCATCAGCAGATACAACTGTATTTCCTCCACCACCACCATTATTAGTTGGCGCAGGTGGGATCATGTCAGGTGGAGCTAAAGCTGCTCTTAAATTAGAAATATTAGCAATTGCTGTTTGATAATCTATTTCCGGACTTGCCAATCCTTTAATAGTTTGTTCTGTGAATGGTAACCAACTATCATCAAATTTACCACCCATAATTGCTTTTTCAATTACTGGTACAGATGCTGCTAAATCTTCAGCAAATCTTTTCATGTTTAATGTACTACCATCAAACTTAAGCTTACCTAACTTTTCAATTGAAACAGTAAGACTATCTACAGCACGTGAACCTTTTTCTAAATCATCTGCTTTATCTGCAACTTTCATTACTTCATCAAAAGCATTATCTTGGCCAGTAAAGAATGAAATAATTGCTTCAGCTGCATTCGTAAGACCAGTTACAAAATTAGCTCCACTGAATTTTAAAAGACCTGCTGATATTGATCCCATTGCAACCGAGAATTTACCAGCATTTTCAAATTTTTCTGGTGATTCTACAATTGATAATAAATTATTAACATTTTTCTTTACTTCTTCTGTCCAGTTTTGTCTTCCCTCACCTGGACTTATCCAATCACTTAATGCATCCATTATGCTAGTTGCTCCACCAGCCGTACTAAATGCTAGAAGCCCGGCAGAAATACCACCCATTACAGCGATAAATCCTGCAGTATCTGCACCAATGCCTGGAGTATTTACGATGCCAAGTAAAGTTGTTACATTATCAACTACATGTTGAGCCCAGTTTCCTCCACCTTCAGTATTTGATTCTTTAGAGAACCAATCTCCCAACATATCGGTACCACCCGATAAAATAGCACCAGTACCAAATGCTGCGAGACCAAGACCAATTCCACTCATAGCTAAAGTGAATGCACCACCATCCTTTAGCATTTCCACATTACCACCTAAGTAATGCTTAATACTTAATAGCGATACCACATTATCTTTAATGTTTGTAGCCCAATCAGTACTACCTGTCCATTTTGCAAATGCGTCTGTAGTTGTGGCTATAAGAGAACCAGCAGAAAATATGGCCAAACCTGCTGCAAGTCCAGTCATTGCTAATGGGAATGAAGCGGCTTCAAATAACATTCCAATGTTTTCTAATGGACCATCAGCGATACTCAAAAGAGTTTGTACATTCGTTTTAAGGTCTGTTGCCCACTTAGTTCCTTTATCCGCAAACTGTGCAAGTCCAGATCCAGTAGCAAATACGGTAAGACCTGCACCTAATCCAGCTAAAGCAGCTGAAACTCCAACGCCGTCAAATAAAATTCCTAATCCAGCTAAAGTATAATCATCTGCTAAACCTAGTAAATTACCAACGTTCGTTGCAACGTCTGTAGACCACTGAGTGCCATCACTAAAATAACTTAAACCAGCATTTAGAGCGCCACCAACACCGAATGGAACTAACGCTGCACCTAATCCACCTATTGCTAATATGACAGCGCCATCCGCACCTAATCTAGCTAAACCATCTTCAGTATAGCGATCACCAATTCCTAATAAAGTTTCAACGTTATCTTTTACGTTTGTAGCCCAATCAGTAGCAAAATAATCTACACCAGCATTTAAGGCACCGCCAACAGCAAATGGCACTAATGCACCACCAATACCGCTTAAGGCTAGAATGACTGCGCCATCTGACATTAATTGTTTAAGAGTATTTTCTCCGTATCTTTCACCAATTGATAATATAGCTTCAACGTTTTTCTTAATTATATTGCCATCTAATAATCCAGCGGCAATAGCTCCAGCAATCCCAACAAGTCCAGCTAAAGCTCCACCCTTTAAAAGTCCACCAAGTCCCATTCCTGCCGCACCAAGTCCAGCACCAAAACCTCCACCTTTAGCACTAGTTGATTTAGATATTGGAGAACGTGCTTCTGCAGCTGCTTCTAATCCTTTCATCTTGGCTGTTTGGCCACGATTAAGGAATAATGCAAATTGGCCGCTTAAACGATTTACCGCAGCTTCTACATCCTGTGTAGATTTTTTATTATCTTTTAATTGTTGAATTACTGCGTTTAAGTCTGCCATTGCTTATCTCTGTTGCTGCTTAGCTTCTAACTCTTTTATATAATCAACTAACATAGCAATATAAATTTCTTTTTCCCAAGGTATCATATTGTCTATCTCATCTAAAGAATAATTATGATGTTGCATTAAGTCAAAATTAGTCTTGTAATAGTATTGTAAACTAGTATGAGATAGACCTAGAATAAAAAAGCTTGAATTCCTTCTATTTGTTGTTTATTTTCATGACCACATGATTCACATTTAAAATGCGGTGTATGTTGTAATCTCGGTAATTGATCTACAAATTCTCTAATTTTAGAAAATTGCGCGCTATTCATTGAGCTTAAAAACTCTACTAATTCTTCTTGAGTTGTATCAGAAGCTTTAATGTATTCATTTTCTGTAACGATAGCTGAAATACATTGAGCAACGATACCAAGAATTTGATCTGTTTGTGAAATATTCTCATTTGTTTGAATAGAACTTACTACATTATCAAAGGTAGGTTGTTTTAATTCAACAAAAAGATTTTTTTCGAGTTCAATTTTATCGGTTAATTTTTTTCCGTGTGGAGGAACAATTTCATCTACATTAATTATTACTTCATTCTCGTGTTGACAATTCTCGCACTTCATTCCAATTGTAGTAGTTTCACCTACTGATTTTGCTCTAATTTTTAAGAAAGCATATTCAATATCTACAGCTGTAAGATCTTGTCTTTTAATATCATCTGCAACGCACGCTTCAACCATATCTCCAAGAGCTAAAACGATTTGACGCGGATCTTCTGATTCAGCAGCTAACATTAAAATTTTCTCTTCTTTTACAAGAAAAGGTCTAAATCTCACTTTCGCTTGAGTAGATGGAATAACCATCTCATATTTAGGTGTAGCATTAAGCTGTGGCAAAGCCATAATTTAGTCTCCTATATATTCAATCCAATATTAAACATTCCGTCTAATCCAACTTTATTATCTATCCATCTTGTATAAGAAAACGATACATTTAATTGAACTAAACCATCAAGTTCATTTGATAATTCAATTGAGTTCATTGTTGTTGGAAATGCTTCAATCAATTCACATGAATAAACTGAACCACCTCCGATATCTATATTTCCACTAAGTGGACCGAGAAGCCCGCTACTAAATCCTGCAATTGGTCTTCTAAGTTGATGAATACGTATTGATTTTTGATATTCATTTTTATATGCTGGAGTTCCATAGTTTTCATCTATGATATATCTCATCCAGCCATCGATATATTTTTTAATTCCATAATCATTCATGAGATAGAATGTCATGGCAACTTCTGGTACTGCATAACCATATGCAATCTTTTGTGATTCTGCACCGATTCTACGATCTGTGGTAAGAATTTGTTTTCCAGGTAATTGAACTTGGCTACAAAGAAAATTCATTTCTCTACTTGTTGGTTCATTTTCAATGATACCCGGAATTGATGGCAATGAAAATAAACTTGCAAGGAATCCACCAAATCCACCAGAATTACTCGATCCCAATGGTGGCATTTCAACTAAAAACTGATTTGCTTTTGCAAACCCAAGTTTTGTATTCGCTAATGTTTTAAGATCGTCTACTGATGCCATTAGATCGCTTTCCTTGATTGTGAATACACAAACGATGCACTTGATTTTGCCCAATCTTGTGTTGGTAAAAATACTGCAATCTCCCATTCAGTAGGAGATACTAAAGCAAAACGACTTCTTACATGTTCTGTAAGATAGCGTTTAAAACATGGTTTAAAGTATTTGTATCTTGCTGCACCCTGTAATTTATTATAAGTGAGATTAAATTTCGTTGTTTCATCATAACGATCATTATTTGTAATATCAAGCAATGAGTCCAAAAACTTAGCACGAAGAACTGGAGGTAGATAATGAAGATTCAGACCAGTAAATCCACCAGGTGCACGACCAACAATGATTGTCAAAGGAAATCTATCGTAATATGGTAGTGTATCTTTTGTTTTTGGATCATAATAATACATGAACATACTGCCCATGATTTGTCTGTTCTTTAATTCAATTTCTTCTTCGCGCATCAATGCACTACGATTGATGCGACCCAACTGAGCCGCCTTTCGGCGAAACCAATTGCGCGACTCAGCCGTCCTGGGGGTGATACCTTTTTTAAAAGCTTCTAGCTCTAGTTTTTGAAATAGATTACTCATGAATCTATTTATATCTTTTTCTTAGGTTTTTTACGGCTATATGGTCTAAGCTTTTTCATCGGCTTTAATTTTCCAGGCATTGATTTTGGCAATAATCCCATTTCTTGTAAAGTCTTTTCTGTCCAGATCTGAAATTCCCAACCACGATCTTTTGCATATTCACTTGCAGCTTCCCACTTATTCATGTTCTTTATATAAGTGAGACCTTCGTTAATATATTTCTTTGTACGTTTTTGGCCTGTAGGAGGTGCAGTTTCTTTATCAGGTTTAATTTCAACTAAGATGGTTTTTCCTTCCATCTGAATCAAAAGATCTGGAAAGTATCGGTGATACTTCTTATCTACTTCGTAATAATATGGTATGATTAATTCTTCGGACGACCACTTCTTTACTTTCGGGTTTGCATCGCACCACTGAAAGCATGCTTTTTCCCATAACGAACGATAAATTACATTATCGAAGTCGCCTTTATATTTCTTTACGTTGTTTACTTTATATCTACCAGAATATGCCATGATTTATATATAAATAAGCTATAATACTTTACACTTATTTATTAGGATTACACAATGCCAATAGGATACGGATTAGCTTACCCGATAGAAAATGATCCTGCGTATACAGCTCGTATACGATTTACGAACTATAAAATTAAACCATTGAACGGTAACGAAACAAAGGCATTGCGTGAAGGATTGTCAGGTGCTTTAAAAGATAATGTTGGTAAATTTAAAAATACTTGGGAAAATTTTAAATCTACTGATACAAAATTATCATCAAAACTCGATGGCAAAGATGGTAATTTAAGGGAATCGTATGATTTTCTAAAAAATAAAAAAACTTTAAGTAGCACATTAACTAGTGTTTTAGGAAATTTTACTTCTAGCATAAGTTCTATTTTGACTGGTTCCCCTAGTTCAATGATATATGATTCAACTTCTCCTTCTGTTCATATGTTCGTTCCGTTATCAATGGCATTTTCAGATACTATTCAATATGAAGGCGCTGCTCTTGGTGCAGCTCCTGCCGCATTTGCAAATGCAGTAGCAAGAGGAGATGGTAGTGCTTCAGCCATGTTAAAAGGAATTGGCGAAGGCGCTATGAGTGCTATTAATACTGTGATAAATGGTACTGAAGGAATGTCAAATGATGCTGCTCGTCTTGCTGCATCAAGAACTATTCAATCGATTCCTCTTGTAAAAGGTGCATTTGGAAATGCAGCTGCATTTTCTTTTCAGGTTTCAGTGAATCCAAATACAAGAGCACTCTTTAAAGGTGTAACTCTAAGAGAATTTACTTTTAACTTTAATATGATTGCAAATAGTCAAAGAGAAGCAGAACAAATTGAAGCTATTGTAAAACATTTCAGATATAAAATGTATCCATCAATCTTTGATCCATTTGCAGTTGATGGTAATCTCACATCTCCTTTTGCTTATAAATTCCCAGATCTTTTTAAGATTGACTTTAGACTTGGTAATACACGATTGAAAGTACCAAAGATCCATCCTTGTTATTTAAGAAATGTTCAAGTAACATATAACCCAACAGGTGCAACGTTTCATAGAGATGGACGAGCCAATGAAACTAATATTACTTTGAGCTTTATGGAATTCAGAGCACTATCACAAAAAGACATTGCTGCGGGGTACTAATGGCTTATTTTTCTAGTTTTAATAATGTTCTTTATTCATTTGGAGATGATCATCT